GAAAGTAATTTCTTAACAATTTTTAGTAGCCCTTTCAAATCTGAGGTCGCAGCCGGATGTGAAAGGGTGAGAGGCGAAAAGGATTTTTAACCTTTAACCCCTTGCCCCCCGACTGCGACTCAGGGGGCTTTTTTATTTTTATGGAGAACTCAAAAATTCAATGGACGGATCACACTTGGAATATTGCCGTTGGTTGCACTAAGGTTGATGAGGATTGTAAGTATTGTTATATGTATCGCGGCAGCTTAAATGACACGCGCTATAACCCAAAGATTGTAAGAAAAACAACATCTGTTTTTAATCTACCATTGAGGATAAAAGAGCCTTCAAAAATTTTTACCTCATCGCTAACCGATGTATTTCATCAAGATTGTGATTCATTTAGGCATGAAATGTGGGACATCATTAGAAAATGCCCACAACATACTTTTCAGATTTTAACTAAAAGACCTGATAGAATTATTGAACACTTGCCAGAATTTTGGGAGGAAATAAAACCTCATGTGTGGTTAGGAACTTCAATAGGTAGTGGCAAAGGAATTACACGACTATTCGATTTAATTTCACCAATACAATCAGGAATAAAATTTCTATCGCTTGAGCCTTTACATGGGCCTATTGATTTGCATTTGGAGAATTTTGTTGATATGGGACATCGTGTAGTTGACTTGATTGATTGGGTTATTGTAGGGGGTGAAAGTGGGAATGAAAATGGTAAATACAAATACAGAGAATGTAAAATAGCATGGATTGAAGATATAGTGACACAATGTATATCCTATGGAATACCTGTTTTTGTAAAGCAACTAGGTACACACCTTGCTAAGGAAATGAAATTGAATGATCGGCATGGTGGGGATATAAAAGAGTTTCCAAGCTCATTACAAATTAGACAGTTTCCTATGCCATTACCTAACCCCCCTAAATCCAATGGCTAAAGATACTTTTTGGTTTCGGCACGATAGCAATGCAAAGGATGACCCTAAGTGCATTTTACTAATCGAACAATTGGGGCCGGAGGGTTACGGTATCTTCTGGATTTTGATCGAGCTTTTGCGCGATCAACCGGAATATAAATATCCAATGAAACTGCTTCCATCAATCGCAAGAAGGTACAACACCTCAACCGAAAAGATAAAAACAGTTGTCATGAGTTACGAACTTTTTAACGTAGAAAATGAGACTTTTTTCTTTTCGCCAAGCCTTCTTGAACGCATGGAGGCCCTGGAAACATATAAAAATGCACTTTCTGAGGCAGGTAAAAGGGGGGCTCAGGCCAGGCTTAAGGGTGGCTTAAGCCTTGTTAAGCGAATAGATAAGAATAGAATAGAACCGAATGGATTAGAATTGAATGGAGATGAATACACAAAAACCCTTGGAACAGGAGATTATTTTTTCATTGTAACCAAAAAATACATTTCAGATTTGAGCTACCGAGTTCAGGGGATTGACGGGTTGAAGCTATACATGGAAGAAAATCAGTCAGTCTTAAATCTTCCTTCATTTGCTGAAAGGTTTATGATAAAAAATAATGGCGCAAAGTTTAACGACTTCATGCACGTATTCAACACTTACAATAAATTTACAGAACAATCACAAAATGGAACCCACCGCAAAAACACAAATTCAGCAGAGCTTATCGACCCAAACAAAAAGTATGTCGGTAAACTTTGAGCCTCCGCAATACCTTGAAATCGAGTTAGACGATTTAGAGATTGAAGAATCCCTGCGCCTTGGACGTGAACAGAAGTTTTTCAGGCTCCAGCGTGAAGCCTACCTAGCCAAACTAAATCAACCCGAAACTTACATCACCAAAACAGCGGAGGAGTATTTCCAGGTGTTCAAAGAAAGCTACAAGTTTCATGACGAGGCCCACGAGCGCAGGATAAAACAGCTTTGTTGCTACTTTGCGAATGACCAACGCTTCAACGGGGATCTTACCAAAGGATTGCTTTTGATGGGCGTTATCGGAAACGGAAAGACCACGCTAATGAAGTTATTCTCCTCAAATCAAAACCATAGTTTTAGGGCCGTGTCCATGCTCGACATATCTTTTGACTACAAGAATTCAGGCGAGGCAGCGGTGAAGGAATATTACACCAATTACAAAAGATCGGCTAATATTTTCGGTGGTACTGAATACGGATTTTGTTTCGATGACCTTGGAACGGAAGAATGTCCGGCCCGTCACTTTGGGGAAAGTAAAAATATCTTTGCGGAAATCATCCAGACCAGATACAACAACCGTCACACAACGCCTTTCAATAGCACCCACGCGACCACGAACAAAAACGAGGCTGACTTACTTGAACTTTATGGAAACAGAGTCTATGACCGGATGAAAGAAATGTTTAACGTATTCGTATTTGATAACCCGTCTTTTAGATGAACTTAGAAAGAAACTACGATTTATTTAAACCGATAACAACATGAAAATGGGTGTATGGAAACTAGCGACAAACAAACTATACTAAAATGACCTACTGGAATAGTGATCATAAGCCCGTTAAGAAACCTAAGAAGGTAAAGCCATTTGACAATCGCTTTTGGTTGAAGAGTGGCAAGTTAAAGCCCATTAGGAAGGTTTCTAAGCGCACTTCAAAAAAGATGGGTGAATATAGCCGATTAAAGAAATCGTTCATTGTGGGTAAGATTTGCCCTATCTACCCTCATTTACCATGCGTTGATATACATCACATGAAAGGAAGGACAGGAGATTTGCTTTTAAATACCGAATTTTGGCTAGCGGTTAGTCGAAAAGGCCACATGAGAATAGAGCTAAATCCAAGTTGGGCCAGGGAGCAAGGATTCAGCTTACCACGACATTAACATGACCTCGTTTAAAAAACCACCCATACTCTCGGATAAAATAGCCAATTGGTATCCGGTTAAGAAGAAAACCAAGATAGAATTTTGCCCGGTATGTGCCGGAACTGGCGAGCGTAAAGACGAAAAGACAAAGAAAATTAGACCTTGTGTGATGTGTAAAGGAACCGGAGATTGGAAATAATGGCTAAAATTACTACCTTCGCATCATGATCAACGCAATTTCACGCGAAGGAAGGAAACCCGGACGCTGCAAGGCTCCGACCAAAGGCCGGATTTTGGGATTCGGCTTTTGTGTTTCAATTTTGAAATAAAAGGCATGGTGGAGATACGGGTTCAAATCCCGCAAGAATGGAGTAATTAACCAGACGATCGACTAACGAAAAAGTCACCACTAAAATTTTTAACAAACCAAAAATAAAACCAAATGAACTTAGACGAAAACCTTCAAAAAGCAAAAGACAACCTCGCAGAGTGTCAGGCAGAGTTAGAAAACCTCCTTAAACTCCAAGCGGAACAGGTCGCCAACCAAAAGCGACTTATTTTCCTTGCCAAATCCAACGTAAAGGCATACGAGAAACTTATCGAGAAAGCTAAATCCCTGGAGAAATGAAAAAGGCCAAAAAATCAGAGAGTGAATCTATCCCCGAAGGCGAGGAAATAAACAAGGACGGGCAAGCGGAAGCCTCAACTGTGCAAGGGGAACCAATGACCACACGCGAGGACGAGATGGACGAAGCAAATAAGCCATCGCCTGTCCCTTCAGCAGCTGAAAGGAAAAGGATTTTTTGGGAGAAGGTTCAGGCTAAAAAGAAGAGGTAAAAAATGGCCGGCAGACCTCCAATATGGGATGATCCTAAAGCTTTTGAGGAGGCCGTGGACGAATATTTTGCCGAACAGGAAGAATCAAAACTAAATCCAACTTGGACAGGATTAGCTTTACATTTAGGTTTTGCAAGCCGTCAAAGCCTTGAAGATTATAAATTAAAGGAAGGATTTTCTTACCCGATAAAAAAAGCACTAGCAAAAATAGAAGAAAACTACGAACAGGGGCTATTTACACGGAATCCAGCCGGAGCCATATTTGCCCTAAAGAACTTTGGATGGCGTGACACCAAAGAAATAAAGCACGAAGTTCAGCAAGGCTTTCTAAACGTTGACCCATTAGCCGATGATCCGCCAAACGCGAGCCCTCCAAAAGCTAGCGAGGCTTAAAAAAAGAATTTGGGTAGTACAGGGAGGCCAGGGGGCGGGGAAAACATTCTCCATACTCATACTCATTGCCAACTACGCCAAAGGCAACGCTGACAAAGAAATATTTATTTGCGGGGCTGAGTTGTCCAAGATGCGGATAACGGTAATAAAAGATTTCATTAAGATTCTCAAGGAAATAGGGATATACGACCCAAATGCCTTCACCGGGGGAACCTTCTATCGTTTCCCGAATGGCTCGTTTATCAAGTTCATTGGCCTTGACAAAGAGGATATAGGCAAGGGGTTGCGCTCCGACCTGGTATTCGTGAACGAGGCAAACCGAATAGACTTTGAAACATACCGAGAGCTAACAGCGAGAGCCAAGCGTGTCATAATCGACTTCAATCCTAACGGAATATTCTGGGCGCACGAGGAGGTCATGACCCGCGATGATGCTGAGTTTATCATCCTGACTTTCGAGGACAATGAGTTTTTAGATCAGGCTGAAGTAGCGGAGATCATGCTCATGAAGTCCCGGGCATTTATAGATCCAACTCTAAAGGACTATGACAGGGAAAGCAACGTAAAATCTAAGTACTGGCGTAACAAATGGAACGTGTACGGGCGTGGCATGGTGGGAAGTAACCCTAACCGGATATTCTATTGGACTGCTATGCCTGACGAGGACTACAAGAAACTACCCTATAAGCGATATTTCGGGGTTGATTGGGGGGTTGTCGATCCCTGGGGCATTGTAGAGGCTAAATACCACGATGGCAATCTTTATTTGCATGAGCTGAACTATGCCAGCGAAAACGACATCATGTCTAAAATGACCCCTAAAGACATTGAGGAGCTTAGGAAGGTTGAGGAGGGGATAGTTAAGATGATGTTCCAAAAGCTCGACATCCCTAAAACAGCTGTAATAGTGTGTGACGATAACCGACCCATGAAGGTAGTTGCCCTCCGCGCAGCCGGATATGACTATGCCATAACAGCGGCCAAGGGGCCGGGGTCTATTGAGGAGGGCATTGAATTGATTTCTAAACTGAATGTCTTTTATACAGCTTCTTCAAAGAATCTGGCAATGGAGCAAGAGAAGTATTCAAGGGTTATCGATCGATTCGGGGTAGTCTTGAGTGAGCCGGAGGACGCAAACAATCACTTGGCGGGTGACCCTACAAGATACATTTGCCAATTCCTTCGAGCGCAAGGAATTATCAAGGTGATTTAGGTATATTTACATTAAACCAATACTTGACAAAACCCAAATGAAATCATGAATACATACGATTTTTTAGAACTAAAAAGGATAACTGACACGTACCCACAATACCAAACACTTAAAGACATTGTGATTGGTGTAAGGATTTCTGACTTTAGAAATTTAATCACCCCGGACACTACTGTTATGTTGGAATTCAATGTTGGATTTGAATTTAAGTATATGGGGTTCGATTGCATTATTATCCCTGATAAAGATATTTAGTTTTGAAGTTAAATTTATTTTTATACCTTAGTGGTCTAATAATTTTTTAACCTAGTAGCCTTCCGACACGGAAAGCCTTCATTAATTTGAAGGCTTTTTTTATTGTTTTTGTGTAACTTTGCCACATGAAACATTATGGGAAAAAGAAAGGGATTATAAATAGAGAATGCTCAAAGTGTCACGGTGACTTGGGTGATCGTTACGGTAAACAAAGGTATTGCGTAAAGTGTCATGCGGCCCACATGAGAGCAACAAGACCCAAGCATTCACAACTCGAACCAGAAGCAAGAAAAAAAGCCAACGCAAGGGCGTATGCAAATCAATATCAAAGGCGCGGAAAATTAATACCCCAATCGTGCGCCAACTGCGGATCACCTGACAGCCAAAAGCACCATGAAGACTACAGTAAGCCGTTAGAGGTAACTTGGTTGTGCAGAAATTGTCATTTAAAATTACATACCAAAACGGGACATTAAACCCAAATTAGGATTTATCAATCTTCTTTCCCAATTTTGTCACACGTTCTTAAATCAGGACGTTTACCAAATTGGGATTTTCAATAGATCGCTTTCTGGATTTCGGTTCGCTTTTTTCAAAGCGCAATGGGTTTCCTAACCCCTTTAACTCAACAATTCTAAACGCCTCCACAAGGTTTAACTCTTACGCGCAAGACCGCGAGAAAATCGCGATGGTGTTTTCTAACCCGGCTGCGCTGAAGGTATTCTCATTGCAGTGCGATCTATTCAGCATGGGCAAAATTAAAGTCCATCAAAACGAAAAGGAATTAGAAAAGGATCCTTTCTTAAGCCTTATCGCTAACCCTAACCCGTTTCAAACTGAGACTCAATTCCTTTGGGACTTCATGTTTTGGCTGATGATCGGTAATGACTACACCTATGCCCATAGCCGGGTATTGGATAGGCCAGACAATAAACTTTACCACCTCGACCCGTCAAAGATGTGGTGGCCTAACGAGATACAAAAAGTCTCTGACAAAATGATATTTAGTGATGCTGAGATTAAGAAACGCAATCAGGCTACTATCGAGTACCGATACAATGACGGTTCAAAAGAAAAACTTTTATTAGACCGGATTATAATCAGCAACGATCTGACCAATGGAACCGGAAATTGGTACAAAGGAGGATCAAGACTTGATGCACTTTTTAAAGTTGTTTCCAATAGTGAGGCCGCTTTAGATTCTAAGAACATAAATATCCGATACGCTGGAAAGTTCCTTGTCGGATCAAATAGCGATGCCTCAAAGTTTGGGCTGTCTGAAGATGAAAAGCTCGACATCATCGACAAGATGGAGAGCAACAGTAAGCGCGTATTTCCACTTAAGACAATGGTGGAGATCAGACGTTTCGTTGAGAACATGAAGGTTTTGGAACTTGGGACTGCCTATCAAGAGGATTTCTTTATCATCGGTGGATTGTACGGAATACCTAAAGACGTTCTAGAAGCATATCTAAAGTCATCCACTTTTGAGAACCAAGAGAAAGCCAGGATGGCACACGTATCCTACACCCTTGCCCCTAAAGGTGAGCAATGGATGAACAGTTACGAAAAGCATTTTGGGTACGATAAAGAAGGCAAGAATATTTCTATTTCATGGGATCACTTGCCAATGATGGGTGTGTTCAAAGAACAAGAATCAAAGACCAAGGAGACGCAAATAAGAACATTCATAGCTATGCGTGGGGCCGGAATCCCACTCAAGCAAGTAAACGAATTTTTGGGAGTAGAATTTAAAGAGGAGAAGAAACCTAAATCGGAAGAAAATGGAAGCAACCAAAGCGGACAAGGCCAAGAAAGTCAAAACGGCTCAGAAGGTTCTGGAGGACAGGAAGAAGGCAATGGATAACAATCAAACGATTAACAAATGAAAAAGTTTGTTTACAAATACGTTACAGGCCATGTATTCCAAAACGGAGTACTCCGCAATGTGTGGGAAGCGAAAGAGTTCAAGACTCAGCGCGACCTGTTTGATTACCTGGTAACCAACAAGGCAGAGATAATTGACCAAAAGAAGTCAGTCGAAAAGCATTGTGAGGGCGGGATTGGATTCATGTTACAACCTGACAGCGAGGCAATCAAGCAATGGACTGACAAGAATAAACCACTTTACGAAAACGACAAAGAGGCCGGAGTACTTAAGCGTACTGTATTAGCAAATACTTATTGGTGGATGGATTCAATGGCAGACGTTCACTTAGGACGTACTGATTCAAGGGAGACGGCTGTATTCAGTAACACAATCAAGCAAAAGGGAACAAAGATAGTTCCTATTGATCAGCATAATTGGAGCCTTGATGGTCGTATAGGTAAGACCCTGAACATCTATGAATCCCCAATTTCATGGAGGGCGTTAGGCGTTGGTAAGACCGGAATGACTGAGGGATTGTTTGCCGATGTCTCCATTGAAAGAGTAAAGAACGAGGCTAGGTATAACGATTATCTAAACGGTGAAATCGACCAACATAGCGTAGGAATGCAGTATGTTACTTTGGATTTAGCGGTAAATGATCCTGACGAATATCCGAAGGAATACGCGACCTATGCCAAGTACCTACCTAAGATTGGTAACCGTAACGAAGTTGAAGAAAGAGGCTATTTTTTCGCAGTAGCGGAAGCAAAGCTAAAGGAATATTCCCCGGTGATTGCCGGGGCGAACGAACTCACACCCGTAATAGGCCAGCCGCAAAGCACTGGCAAGAATGACCCGCCTAATGGCAGTCAGTCGAAGGAAGATTACAGGAGGGAGATTAGTAAACTTTTATTAACAACAATGTAAAAAACAAAAAAATGAAACTGAAATCTATTGCGCTACTTATGGCGTTCGTCTTTTCAGCCGGATTCATTTCCGCTAAAGACTCGGTGACTGAGAAGTCCAAAATGGAAAGCGTCATCCAAAAAGATGCCCTGAGTACTTCACAGGTTAAAATTGAAGTTAAGGAACATTATAAAATTGACAGTGCCGAGTATATCGGAGCAATTGCCTCCAATGGTGAAGTTCATTCTTATATCCTTATTGGTGCGTTCATTGGAATAATTGCTTTGTTATTTGGTAGGCTAAAGGAACTCTTTACCGTGAAGCGATTGGCATTGCCTGTACTTGTTGGCGTTGCTATTATTGCTGATTACCTTGATGAAGGAAGTAAAATGTCTTTGGCTATTCTTCCAATCATTCCTTTCATGCGTGATCCTGATGGTGGTTCGGGTGGAGGCTCAAATGAAAATCCAGAGCTTAAAGCAATCAGACAAGTTGGCGAACAAGTAAAATCGTTCAAAGAAACTTTGGGCGCGAAGGCTGACAAGACAGAGATCAAAGCTATTTCTGATTCCTTGGAAGCTATGAGAGCAAATGTTGATTCTATCAGCAAGGAAAAACTTGGTGAGCAGTTGTCAGCTATAAAAACTCAGCTTAAAGAAATGGCTGAAGATGTTGCTATTGTTAAGGATGGCAGAAAAGGTTCAAATGTATCTAAGACATTCGGTGAGCAGGTTGTTGAACTCCTGAAGACCAATAAAATCACCTCAGAAACATTTAAAAGCAACGGACGCGCTCATGAAGTTTATCATATAAGCGGAAGAGTTGATAAGGCTTCTGCCACTATGACAACTAGCAACGTTGCCTCAGTAGGAACCAGCCCTGCCTTTAGTCTTACGTCTTACGAGCCTGGAGTAACAAGAATACCAACCAGGAGACCTTGGCTGTTAGACATTGCCAATGTATCACCAACTGACAAAAAATTTGTTCAGTGGGCGGAACAGGCAAACCGTGACGGTGCGGCTAATGAAACTGCGGAAGGCGCGGCTAAGAATCTTATTGATTTCGATTGGGTTGAGAAATCCGCAAGAGTTGAAAAGATCACCGCATACATAAAAGTTTCAAAAGAAGCATTGGATGATCTTGACGGTCTGGCCAATGAGATTGATACTGAATTGAGAGAGATGGTTATGCTTAAAGCTGATGCTGATCTTTTGTCAGGAGACGGAACTACCCCTACTCTTAACGGTCTATTGAATCAAGACACTGCATACTCCGCTGGAGGATTTGCGGCTACCGTAATTACTCCAAATAAGGGAGATGTTTTGCGTACTGCCATTGCACAAGTTGTAAAAGCTTTCTTCATGCCTAACTATGTTTTGATGCACCCGGATGACCTTGCTTCAATGGATTTGGACAAAGGTAGCGATGGTCATTATGTTATGCCTCCTTTCAAATCGGCTGACGGTTCTGTTATTTCCGGTGTTAAATTGATTGCCAATGTTGGACAGACCGTTGATAATTTTACAGTAGGAGACTTCACTAAGATGAATGTCCGCTTACGTGAAGGATTGACCATTGACATCGGGCATGATGCAGATGATTTCACTAAGAACCTAATCACCATTTTGGGTGAGATTCGTCTTGTTTCATACGTGAAATCAAATCATCAGGCTGCGTTTGTTTCTGGAACATTTTCAGCTGCAATTGCTGCTTTGACTAAACCTTAATTTTTAATAAACATGAAAAAGATTAAATCAATATTGTTCATCGGGTTGGTAGGCTTCACGATGGCATTCAGCGCACAAGCTCAATACAGCCTTGTATCAGGATCCGCAACATTTGAAACAGTTGTAAACACAGGTACGGCTGCTTTAACTTCAGTATTTATCAGCCCGGCCCCAGCAACCACAACCACTTTTTGGGTGGCGGTAACTAAGGTCAGCGGAACTGTTGGAGGAACTATCAGTTTACAAGGAAGCTTTGACGGTACTAACTGGAAGGCTGTAAATACGCCTAACACACAGACCGCGCTAGCAACCGTAACTGCTACCGATGCGAGTAATACTTATCATTGGATTTTGCAGGGTTCTCCGTTTCCTTATTACAGGGTTTCTTGGACTGGCACAGGTACAATGAACGCAACGTTTACTGCTCAAATGTGGAGGTCTAAATAAAAACAATCAGGGGGCTAACAACCCCCTACTTTTAAAACAAAATGAAAAGAATTATCACATTATTTTTCGCGCTGGCTCTAGGAGTTAGCGTATTCGCGCAAGACGTGACGATGAGAAACGCTTCAGCTTCTTCAACCGAGACAATCACCAACGGAGGAACTGGCATTCTAACCGGAACTGTAAGAGGGCACAAGAATACCGTCACGGTACAGGTGACAATCACCAAGACATCAGGAACGGTGGCAGGAACGCTCACACTTCAAGGCTCCCTTGACAACGTGAGTTACAAAGCGGCCCTGCTTCCAAATGGTGTTTCTACCGCAGTAAATACTTACACCGCTACCGATGTAGCTTCCCAAACGTTTATTTGGCAGCTCGACAAGAATGCCTATAACTACTGGAGAATTAGTTATACGGGTTCCGGTACGATGGTAGCCACAATGACGGGGGTATTACTCGCACACTAGGTTATGCTTACTCCAACTCATTTCGTTGATTATCCATACTCCATACCAAACATAGAGGAGACGGGCGATTTACAGGCGTTCATAGACTTCCATGAAGAAAAAGCATTAAGGGCAATGTTAGGAACAACCCTTTACAATAGCTTCAAAGAGGGTCTTGCAGTAACACCAACACCGCTTACAAAATGGACTGATCTTCGGGATGGGTTGGATTATAGTATTTCTGGAGTAGAATATCATTTTAAGGGGCTTATAGAAACTTTACGACCCTACGTTTACTCGAAGTACCTGGAGGAAAATCAAAGGAAGGTAACAAACTCAGGGGTTCTAAAGAGAAATGTTGAAAAGACCGAAACCGATGATGACGCAAACCGGGCCTTGTTGGTGGCGGCTTACAATGAATTTTCAAACAATGCTGGCAGTCCTTCAAGACATGAAAATACTTTTTACGGTTTCCTTAACGAAAATTGGGAAGACTATGTAACTAATTTTTCAGACTGGATATTCGACTACCCGGATAAGACAGAATTTAAAAACCAATTCGGATTCTAAACCAAATGACAAACCATGAACAAACTAACAGGCATTTTAAATCAATTCAAGGATATTTTTGTAGGGGTTTTACTTCTGCTTTTCCTTGTCCCGGCCCTCGCTCTTAGTGTAGGGATCATTGCAAAACTCACAATCATCGCGTTTAAATTCGGTTATGGGTTATGGTAGCCCTGAAATTAAATGGATCGTCAAGCCATTGTCCGCAAGTCTTTGAGGAGCTAGTAGCAAGAAAATATCAAAGGATTTACAGTCATTGGGATTTAGAGAAGCCCATTCTCGAAAGGGACTACTTCAAACTATTCTGCATTCTTACCGATCAGTCTTTTGATCGAGTAGAGCGCACACCGGAAAACGAAGTCGCTATTGAGGAGCTTACCCGGTGGGTAGTTGAAACACGTCCTAATTTTCAGGTAATAAAGTCGTTCACATTCAAAGGCAAGGAGATACAAATACCTGATGACCTTGGAGCCTTGCCAATTGGTCAGGCTACCTTACTGAAGCAAAGAATAGATCAGACAAAGTTTCTTGAGGAGAACATTTGCTTTGCTGCTGCCGTCTACCTTCAGCCATTACTTGACGAAAGTAAACCTGACTACAAATCTATTTTAAGGTGGGAGAAGGAGTTCGAGAACATGGCTATAACTGATATTTTCAGCGTTGGTTTTTTTTTGTGCAAACATGCGCAGAAAAGTTCAAGTGGGCCTCGGAGTGTTTGGCACCAAATAAAAGCCAACCTCACTATAATACGAAAGAGAGTGTTAGTGCGCTGGCAAAAGTTGACAGGTTACAAAGGTTTAATTATCAATCGCTGATCGTACACTATGCAAAAGAGTTCCATCAGTCACCTAGCAAAGTAGAGATTGAGGAAAGTTTTGACACGGTTATACAGGTACTTTGGGAGTTAAAAGAGGAGAGAGAATTTAACGAACGGTTCGCAGAAATCTGGAGGAATATACAAGAATGAGTGTCGCAGAACAGGTAAGGGAAAGAGAGATACTAGCAGGGCATAGCACATTGTTGGAGGCCGTGAAGTGGTCACACGCAAGGGCTGGATTTAGTAAGGATCTTGTATTTGCAAAGCTGGACGAGGCAAAAGAGATCATGGATAAATATAATTTCAATGATTATCCGGTTCACATGATCACTCCTTTTGGTTCTAAGTTGATTTGGCTTAATGGTCGTGTAAAGACCCAGATTCCTATGTACGGATGGATTCTAAGAAGGATTCCTGTAAAGACACATGAATACAGAAGTGGAGCGGTTGAGGATTTGTATATGCAGCCCATGAGAAAGCTAGCCAAAGACTTCTTCCGTGAACTATTAGACACGATGATTATTGACCAAGAGATCACCCCAGTAAACATTACAATAAATCCGGAGTACGGTAATACAGAGGTAGGTTTGTTTGGTATTTCTTATGTGGCAACTATTAACGTATTGGAGCAGGTGTCATGACAAATTCAGAAGCCATAGGAAAGTATTTTGACGCGGTTGTAGCATACCTTAAAGAAGATGCTGCGTCCAAAGGCCAAAAGATGCCTCAAGACTTCAGGAAGGATTTAAGCAATGAACACGGTTCTTTATTTGGTGCGGCTCATTTTAAGTATCTGGTATTTGGGCGTGGCCCTGGGAAGATGCCACCAACTGATAGCATCGAAGAGTGGCTAAGACGTACAGGATTGCAGCCACCTACACGAAATGCCAAGGGTAGGTTTATTAAAGTAAACTATCAGTCTCTTGCGTTTGCTATTGCTAAGACTATCGCAAAAGAGGGCACAATGATCTTCAAGGGAGACAAGCCGGGGATTGATTTCGTTGGGGCTATCGAAAAGAACAAACCGGAGTTTTTAAAGAACGTTGTTACTAACGAGGCATTGAAGATTAAAACCATAATCCACAACGCGAAATGAGCGAACTTGAATTAAGAAACAAAGCAGAGATCGAAGCCATCGAACTAACGGAGGACGAAATGAAAGCGGCTATTCAGGAGGCAAAAATTAAGAAGTGGTATCATATCAAGAATAATCCTTACTGGCTCAAGAAAGAGTTCGGAAGTAAGGTTGGCAGGGCCGTGTGGGTTGTTCTTTTATTGGTTGCGTCCTCATGCTCCATGAAAGTAAATCTTACCAAAGAGCAAAAGAGAGACTTGGAGGCGCGGAGGTTTTCGAGGTTTAAATTAAGCCCTAAAGAAGTGGTCTGGAATACGGCCTCTTTCTTTGTGGGGTACTCAATAGGAAAGGAAGTAAGAAAAAAAATTGACTCAAAATGAGTTTAACCGTAAACAGTAGGCCAGCAACATGGGCCGGAACATCAGGCCCGATCATCTACAAGATGACCACGACCGACCATGCCAACGCGGGGTACTACTTACTTGTGGAGATATGGAATAGCACAACAGGATTAAAGATAGGTTCTCAAAAATGCTATCCCAATTCAGGTGGGTTACTTTCTGTTAGAGTAGAGTCTATTTTAAGGTCTAACATGAGCCTTGATAACAACTCAGATTTGACAACGGTGGACACGGTTTACTTAGATGGGAACTGGATAGAATATTACATCAAGTATAATCAATACTGGACAGGAAGTTCACCCGCTTTAATTGATGACGTGGCGAATTTGAGGTATGCTATTTATGGCGGGTTGCAGATAGGGTCGGCTAATGATTTCAGTGCCTATACATCATCAGCAAATCAAAAATTTTTAACCGTATCAACTATACTCACGGGTATTATAAACAACTTTTTAACCTTGAGTTTTGCTAGCCTTACAACGAATGAACTTTTATTTGTTTATAGATTTTTAGGCTCCACAAGATTGGGTATCTTATCTTATCCAATAACAGATATAGGAGTTTATAGAGCAAAGTTAAAAGAGATAGGAACAGCGGACAAATTGCAAATAGTTAAGAGTGTTTTAGGACCACAAATATTAGCTAACCCTGAATTTCTGATAACATTACCTTGGACATCAATAGGCCCGGGGTCTGAATCAACTTGGGCATTGTCAGGTACTAAAATGGCTACTACCATGAGTGGTGGTTTTTTTTCTACTCAAGACCTAAACCAAACAATAGCAATCCCGTCTGGTGACTATACTTGTGAAATTGACATTACAATAGGTGGTTTTTCTGGAGTCTTGTCAGACCCAACAGTAAAAATATTCGTAAACGAGGCAGGTATTCCAAGAGAAGTTTTTAGCCAAGACTTATCATTCTCGACTGCTAGTGTAAACCATGTTATTAAATTTATTTTATCGGTTCCTGTTTCAGCAACAGATATATACTTGGTTGTTACAAGAAATAGTAATGCTGCGACTAACCTTATTGAGCTTGACTATTTCAGGCTTAGAGAGTCTACATTCTCAGAGCAAAAAGAGGTTACAATTCTCCCCGACATTTCTAATATCATAGTGCTTCAATGGAAAGACAGTCTTGGCGGGGATGGTTGTCACCCTTTTACTTACAATCAGGAGTATTTCTACACTAACTCAGACGGTAAGAAGTCCAAGAGGATGATTCTTTATGCCAACGGTTTAACGCCTTCACAATGGGATGCTATACAGGGATGCAAATCAGTAGGTGATGTTTACAGAACTCCTATAAATGAATTGACTACTTCGCTTAACCGGACTGTGAGTAGGATAGGGCAATCCGTTTATGTTCTAAACTCTGACGGAACAAAGACCGGGGTTATTGTTATACCAAATTCAGATTCATCATTTACAAAAAAGACTATCCACGAAACAACGGTAGAGATCGAATTTCCTGAACTATTTTTACAATGAACGATGTAGAAATCTATATTGGTGATGATTTAGTTGACCTCCCGCTTAGCGTTACGGTAGCACAGACGTATAAGATTTTTGACGTTAATAACATAACGGCCCAATTCAAACACTTCTCCAATACTTTCACGCTACCATTCACAGAAAAAAACGATAGGATTTTCGGAAACGCTAGGCAGATACAGTCAGACACTTCAGTACCTTATTCCTTAGATGATTGCCGGGTAGTTGTAAACGGAATTGACATTGTTGAAAATGGTATGGTAGTTCTTAAATCATCGGACTCAGGTTATCGGATTTACGTTATCTCAGGTCTTACGTTCTTCGATAAGATTGGAGACAAGTTATCTGATTTAGATTTTACCGCTACTGGTAACGGTTTGAATGGGACATATTACGGTGAGTTATTTACAGCCACAACAGGGGTGGTTACTCCTGTTTTGCAGTATGGCAGGTTTGACGGGACTGACTTATACGATGAGGCTTATCTTCCTTCTTACTATTATCATACGATCATTGACGCGATCATTGACGATGCAGGATATAGCAAATCTGGATCAGTATTCTCGAATGCAAAATACCTAAAGACGATCATTCCATATTCCCGCTCCGGTTGGAATTATGGTGGAGACTTTATCTCCAAGAGGGAGTTAATTGTTCAGGCCGTTGGTGGCCAAACAACACTAGGTAAAATAGCCTTTGCGACTATTGTATATGAGGGTTCAGAAGGTTGGTGGAACGCGGGGACTAACGAAGTAATTCCTTTGGAGAGCGATGCAAGCTCTGGGGATATAATCTGTAATCTTGAGTACGAACTAACACTTGATATTACAGTAGTTGGAGGTACCATTGACGTATCAATAAGTCCAGGAGGAAATATTTTTACCAACATAGGAACCGGAGTGCATCATACTGTAATCGGTACTACTGGAGGTGAGCAAGCAAGAGTAAACACGGCCTATCATATTACCACAAATATAAATTCAGGCGCGCCAACAATAACGATAAATGTAGGAACAAGGCTGAAGGTTACACCTCAAAACATACCTCAGATTTCATCCACGAATCCGTCTTACTTCTATCACAATCTCTTACTCCCTGAGATGTCACAGAAGGAATTTTTGAAGGACTTTATCTTGCGCTTTGGGGCATTTCCGCAAGAAAAAAATAATGTGTTGTACTTTAAATCACTTGATGACATTGTATCGGACAGGGCTAATGCAGTTGACTGGACGTTAAAAAGGGTGAGGTCAAACGATAAGATTTCCTATGCGCCTAGTAATTACGGAAGGAGAAATTATTTTAAATACAGGAATAACGATCTTGAAACCCCTTTCGACTTTGGAGAAGCGTTCTTTGAAATTGCAAACGAAAGCATAAAACCAGAGGCAACGATAAGCAATCAAGTATTTTCAGCAACAAACACGACCTACATCAACGGTATTCTTTGCGCCAAAGTAACGATCTATGACGGAACACAAATAAACTTATTTGAAAAGTTTACTTTCAATCCGGGCATAAGAATACTTTTGATTAGAGACCGTTACACAGGAGAACCTATTCCTGATTCAGACGGAACCCCAATATCTTCAAGTTATAAGGTTGCTTACTTCGATGATCCTGCTCAGGCTTATACTTGCAAGTGGTCTCAGACATTGGAAGATGAGTATCCTTTATTCATAGAATCATTGCAGAAATTTAAGGAGGTAGGGAGGGAGTATAATTTGACAGCAGCTGACATAGCTAATTTAGACTTCCATCTTCCTATTTTTGATGAGGATAGTTATTTTATATTGAATGAGGTCGGGCCGTTTGTAGCGGGAAAGGTTACAGAAGTAACGCTATTAAAAATATAGATCATGCCAGAGATAAAAGAAGATGTCTTAGTAAGTATTCAACTCGAACAAGACGAGGGTGCGTTTAAGAAATTGGCTGATCTTAAAGGCGTGTTAATTGAAAACAAAAAGGCACAAGTTGAGTTATCTGAATCATACAAAAAAGGGAACATAACTCAAAAGGAATATGCTAGTGAAGTTGTCAGGCTAGAGGCTAACCATAAAAAACTAAATGCAGAGTATTCGACTACTCAGAGATCGGTAACCGGGCTTAAGAATCCGTTTGACAGACTGAATGAATCCACATTAAAGCAGTCTGGGTTAATAGAAAAATTGATACCTGGTTTTGGTAGTGCATCTACTGCCATGCAATCAGCCTCTACAACCGTAAAGGGGCTTACTCTGGCTGAATACGCTTTACTGGCTCCATTGGCTTTAATTGGGGCTGCTCTTTTAGCTTTGACAGCCTATTTTAAGGGAAGTGAGGAGGGGCAAGATAAGCTAGCCAAAGTAATGGCAGTCGGAAAGGTAGTGTTTGACTCCGTTCTTGTAGTGGTAGAGAAGTTAGGCGAGGCTTTATTTTCTATTGGAGAGGTTGTTGCTTCGGGAGTTGGAGCCGTAATAGATTTCTTTGCTCCAAGGGTAGGTAAGTTGCTTTCTGATACCATAAAATCAGGAGCCGCTATTGCTGATTTGTTGGACATGATAGAGGCCAATGAGAATGCGTTGATAGTAAAACGAGCCGAAACAGACCGTAGAGTTTCTGAATTACGTGAGAAAGCAATTCAATCAGAAGGCGCACAAAAAAGGGCTTTTGTTGAAGAGGCTATAAAGCTTGAAAAGCAACTAGCAGCCGAAGAACTTAAACAAGCTAATCTTAAACTAAGTCATTTTGAAAGAGAAGCAAAATCGAGTGGAAGGCTAACGGAGGAGCAGAAAAAACAAAGGGCCGAACTGACAGCGACTATAATTGAAAAGGAGGCGCAAGCGTTTGACGCAACCAGAAAGTTTCAAAAGGAGCTGGAAAAACTTAAAGACGAAGAGGTTAAAAAGAATGATGAAAGAAGAAAATTAGATGCAGAAAATGAAGCGATAGACAGGGCTAATCGTCATGCCTCGTCAATAGAAGCTGATGAAATTGAACTTGAGGATTTGTCAACAAGGCAAGAGACGGAACTTAATTTAAGGACATCTTTTGAACAAGGCATATCGAACTCTTTAATCTCATTCAGAAAGCAAAATACAGCCAATAAATTAGAGCAAGATAAATTAATAGTTTCTTATGAGTCGGCTAAGAACAAGCAATTAGAGAGTCTGCAAAATCAGGCTTTGGCATTCGGTAATCAAATAGCTGGTAGAAGCCGGGCATTGATGACTGGCCTAACTCTGATTAGTACTTACTTTGCGGCTCAAAAGGCTTTTGAATCTCAATTCTTGCCAGTGCCTACTGCTGGATCACCAATCAGGGGGGCTATTGCGGCTGGTATCGCTATCGCATCTGGTCTATTTCGTGTGGCCCAGATTAACCAAGTTGGTTCATTTTATGAAGGTGGATTTGGATACACGGGAGAAGGCAACCCACGCCAGGAATCACGGGCTTTGGGAATAAAGCCATACACATATCACAAAGACGAATACATTACTCCTTCACGCATTTTAAACACTCCGGAGGGCGCCTATCACGTAAACCGATTAGAAGCGATGAGGACAGGAAAAAGATCATTTGAGTCGGGCGGGTTTTCAGGAGGTGGAGGAATGAGCCAATCGCAGTTTAACGATCTATTGAATAAAATAAACACGGTTCAGACTGTTTTAGTTGTGGAGAGGTTTGAGGAGGTGCAAGGTCGTATGGTTGAAGTAAAAGAACGAGCTACATTCTAAATTTTTATGCTATGAATAGGAGATTAGAACGTTTTCAAAACAGCAACATAATCGAAGACCTTGAGTTAGGCTTATTGTCCGAGGGTGCTTTCCGTAAATACGTTCGTTACTTGCTTTACACCGACTACCGGAAGAAAGGAATGGACAAAATGAACGCCACCCAATGCGTTGCGGAAGATAGGAATATCAGCTTTACGTCCGCTTGGAATGCTGTGGAGTTCTTCGAGGGAGAAATAGAGCGCAAAGAATCGGCTGAAAACGAGGTTCAATTTTTTCTGAACACAAACGCCAAATGATTTCTGAATATTTACACAACGAAAAATAACAAACAATGATAAATAAAATTGACCTTGGATTCACGCCACCCGCTCAACTTACAGTAGGCGGAACCGAAAAAAGATTTTGGGCTATTAACTTTGATGACCTTGACAGAACAAGCGGAGATCCATTCACATACGATGGTGATGAGAGGGTTCTTTCAATAAACCTATTAGCCGGAAAGGTAGCGTATCCAATCACCGGATTCCGTACTGATTTGAAAAAATCAGACGAGGTTATTACCCCCGGCCTTGGCCCCAATCAGTTTAAGCACATGGCTTCTTTTGTCATTGCCTCAAGAACTCAGGAGCAAAAGAACTCTATCGAAAAATATGTCAGGGCAAAGGTTGTTATTGTAGCCGTAAACCTTGGAACAGACGCAGACGCTTTTGAATTGTTAGGCCGTCAATCAGGTCTTGAATTAGTTGTAGGAAAAATACGCGATGCCCACGAGAACGGAGGTTATTTTACTTTGAGCTTTGCAACTTTAGAAACAGAGTTTGAAACAAAATTACCTCAGTCTGTTGGAGCTTCGTATTCTGACGGGTTGACCATTATGACTGCCCTGGAGACAGCGTAAATTAGTGAAGTTGGTTTTTGTCGTGGTTTGAAGGAGTAGTGGTTTTGCCGCCCTACTCTTTTTTTTAAATTTGTGTTCATGATTAAAGGAGTAGCATTCACAAAAGAAAAACAACTGCCTTTTTACGCTAGGGTTAATGAGGCTGGCATTCCGCGTGTATTCACTTTCTTAAATTTAGACGGAACACCCCACCCTATTTCCGGTTACGATTTTAAAGTAAAAGTAAAGGAGCGCGAATTTTACCCAGCAAATCTTTTTGAATTGTCGGTAGGATCTGGCCTAACAGTTCAGGGCGCAAGCCTTAACCAACTGTTGATTTCCCCCACAAAGGCTAATTTTACCCGTAAGGTGGGGACTAATTTTTGGACTCTTTACTCCGAGGCAGACGAGAACACATGGCTAAACGGCCCATTTTACTTCCATGACGGCAAATTTGACGGGCTTGAGACAGAAACCGAAACAATCCACGTTGGGGGCAGTAACGATGTAACGATTACTATTTCATTTGGCAATGATGGAACAACCGAAATACACGATTGGGCCGGAACAACTGATCTTCCCGATGACGTAAAATCAGGTTATTGGATAAAGTTTGCTTCAGATTGTACGGTTCCCTATTTAGGTGGAAGCGTACTTTATCCAGCAGGAAGTATAGCGGTTTCGTTCGCTGCAAATAATGGGACTCCACCAAATTGGTATCCACTAGCAAGAGGTTAAACTTTAAAATTATGGCAAAGAAAAAAAAATGCAAGTGCAAGAAAAAAGAAAAGTGTAACAAGTGCTTTCATTTCGGGAGTTACTACTTCACAGGCGAGGCAAGTAAGAAGCAACTGAAAATGATCTGCGAAATGACTGAGAAGGGAATAAATGTATATCATCTTTTTGGTAAACCAGGCGGATGCCCAGTTGGTGGATGTCAATAAGTAGAAATACATTGAGCAGGGGAGTTATACAGTTTTTAGTATTACTCATTGGTGTTCTATTTGAATCCATAAGAAACAAACACTATGAGATAGCTCCGTTTCTTCTTATCAATCTATTTGATGTGCATAGGGATGCATACTGGATGGGTACTGAAGCCCTGAGAGGTTTCATTTATAACTTCGCTGCTCATATTCAATGGATAGCGGTGTGCCTGATGATGTGGCAGGGGTCTGTGGAGGATGATGTAAAAACCGATCGCTTGTTTTTTATACTGGCTTTGCTTGATTTTATTGACTATCTGCTATGGGGAAACAATCTTTGGTTTTCGTTTACGCTTATTCCTCATGGCACCGGGTTTGGATTGATTATGCCCATGTCTATGAACGTGGTTTCATTGATTGTATTTGGCAGACATATTTTCAGAAGATGGAGAATGAATGGGTAGCTTGTTTATTTGTCGATTTGTTTTTTGGGGTTTGTGTTGTGCTAACCATTATTGTTAATAGGCAGAAAAAAAAGATTAGAGAGATTATAAAACAAAAGGAAGAATGGGAAACGAAGCAATTGCAGTAGTGGGCGTTATATTTGTTGGTTGGGTTGGCTGGATAAGCATAACCACTATACAGAACAATATTAAAATAAACGGCCTTATGTCTATAAAAGAAGGAATGGTTGGATTAAAGGATGACATAAAAGGAGTTAGCAATAGACTTGACATTTTCCTTAATAGGGAGATTGAAACACTCAAAGAAATAGCTCAAAAGGATTAAAAAAATGATCTCTAAATACCTTTCACTCCAAGAATGTATCAAAAGTCCTACGGCTAAACGGTTAGGTATTTCAAACGATCCAACACCGGAACACTTGGAAAACATGAAGTACGTTGCTGTAAACGTATTCGATAAGGTAAGGGAATATATAGGTGAACCATTGGCTGCTTCAAGTTTTTACAGGTCTAAAGAATTGAATGAAGCGGTTCCGGGTAGTTCAAAGACTAGTCAACACATGGTAGGTGAAGCGATTGACATTGATTGTGATGTTTACGGGAACGGATCTAATATAGACGTGTTCATTTTTATAAAACTAAATCTTGTTTTTGATCAGCTTATTTTAGAATACCCTGACGCGCAAGGAAATCCTTCATGGGTTCATGTTTCTTTAGTCAATCACCCAAAACAGAATAGACAGCAGGTATTGGTTAAACTTAAAACAAAATACATCCCATTTGGTGAGTATAAAATTGGAATGATTTAATAATAAATGAAGCTCAATAAAATCTACATAGCCTTTTGCCTTTCTGCCATAGCCTTGTTCTTCGCTGGCCGATGCACTGCTCCCCGGGCCGTGGCGATCGATAATAAGCACCAAATCGACAGCCTAACCAGGGCCTCAACAATAGCGCATAAACGGGCCTTAATCGCAGAAGAATTGGCCCGTAAAGCATACGAGCGCGGGATTAACCATCAAAAGGCTAAAGTCATATTCCGAACGGTTTATATGCGTGACACGGCCAAAAATCACGCCATGAAGCATGAGGAAAAAGATTCCGTGATAAAGAAAATTTTGAACGTCCCATTATCAGATAGTTCTTATTTCACTACTCCGGTAGCCAACGGAATACTTGATTTAGGATCTGAAAACCACAGGCTTAAGCTCAACGCCTATGCAGACTCACTCAGTAACGCAAGCATGAAAGAGGCTTTTGGTCACATGGAAATGGCATTGGTTGAATCTGATAATGCAGGAGAGGCTAAGAATCAAATGATTATAGAAGAACGAGAAACCAATAAAAAACTCCGCAAACAAATCAGAAGGCAGAAGGTTTTGAAATGGATTGCGGTGAGTGGTATATTTGTAGTCAGTACAGTAGCAATATCAAAATAACAAAACTATGGAGGGATACGAGTGGATAGTAACTTTACCGGGTCTTTGCGGAATAGCTTTGACGGGTATGTTGATGCATTTCTTTAAACAGAAAATCAAAGGTGAGACGCTTACCGACATAAGGCAATACTTCAGTAACAATTTCAAAAGTACATTCACGTCTTTTGTATCAACTATCATCGCGGTAGGGGGTTATTACTTCTCTTTGGCTACTGAAATGCCAGCCGATATTTTGACAGTTTTTGGCCTTGGATATATGTGCGATTCATTTTTCAACAAATGGGATAAACCGCAATGAAAAAACTACTATACCTTTTTGTTTTCATATCCTCTTTATCATTTGCTCAGGATGGAGGACTAAAAACATTGATAGCCACAGGCCCGGCAAACGCTTATGTAATATCAGAAGCTCTGCCAGCTACTTACAATCAAAAAGAAAGGTTTCAAATTATATTTCCAGTAAGCAATACGGGGGCCAGCACAATAAATCGCGCAGGACTTGGATTAAAAGACATTAGGAAAAATGATGGATCTGCATTATCAAGTGGAGATATTACGGCTGGAAACCCTTACTTTTTTTCTTATTCATCGGCTAATGGATATTATGTTTGTGAGACTTGTGGTGGTGGTGGCGGTGTTTCTGGCTCAGGCACACCAAACGAACTTGCCTACTGGACGGGTGCAACGTCACTAGGTACTCTGGCGGTAGCTACCTATCCAAGTCTTACAGAGTTGATCCATGTGAAGGGACTTACTGGCCCTGTGATGGATACGTTTTGGAGAACAAGCGGAACATCTACGCTGACAGGTGGCGTTACGATTGCTCAAGGTGGATTTAATACAACTTTCTCAGGTACAGGTAAGGTTACATTCTCTCCTAGTGCTACATTATCAGGATTTAATTTTGGTTCATTTGCTGGCGCTCCTTCTGGTCTTTCTAATGGAGACGCTTGGTATAATTCTACGAATACCGATATAGGTGTATATGTAAATTCAACATCGAATCTTATTTCAACAATTTTATTTAGTTCATTGGTTTCTAATGCCAACAGAATACCTTATCTATCCTCAAATGGAAGAGCGCAATTAACGCATTCAGCAAACCTATTCTTTGATGGTACAGGTCTACTTGTAGGGGGAGGAACGATTACAGCTAGTACTAGATTAGATGTAAGGGGGATAGGAACTACTACAAACAAAACCTTTAGAACTGCAAGTTCAACCAATACACAGACTTTTGAGATACTTGATAATGCCAATATAAACGCATTGCCAATATCAGGATCAATAATGACTCTTGGTGGAGGAGCCACAGCCTCAGAGCTTAGATTCTTAGAGCCGGGTGGTGGAAGTTATGTTGGTTTGAAGGCTCCTTCTCTTGCTGGTAATATTACATTCACTTTGCCACCCGCATTTGTAGTGGGAGGAGTTCCTACTGATGTAGCTGGCGATGGAGTATTAACAATGGTTGTGCCTAGTGGAAGTGGAAGTACCTACTACGCCCCCACAACTATTGACACCCCTGCCACCGATGCGGACTTTACCGCTGTGGTCAAGTCTATAAAACACCTCCCGGCTGCAACACTAACGGCCAATAGAACGATAACCATACCCACGGGCGCGGATGGAGATGTGATTGAGTTGCACAACAATGAAGCTGCCTACTCCTGGCTATTGGCGGGGGCTACGGTTTACCTTTCAGACAGAACAACAACGGTAACGGCATTGCTTTACAACGTGCCTACCCTCATGCAAAAAATAAACGGACTTTGGATCATAAAAAACTAGACACATGAAAAAAATACTTTTCTTCTTACTGATTTCAACGGCTGCTTTTGCACAGCCTTATAATGGTGCCCCAAAGCTCAACACAACGCCACAAGGTGATGAAGATGGAATGCTTGTCCGTCAAATTCCTCAAGATATTGACCGTATTAGCTTTACAAAAGTGCTTTCCAATTCAGTTGATCCTGATTGGGGTACCATTGTCACAGGTATTGGTACAGGTATGGATGTAGATCAAACGGGCGGAAACCTCGTAATTACATCGGGTACAACAGCACGGAGCGAAACCATTATACGGTCTACTGAGTCTTGGTTGGGAGGTATCCGCTTACGTGCCAGATCAACGCTTTCACAACGCATTGCTAATAACAATTTTTTTATTGAACTGGTGGATGTGGTTGGCGATGGCCTTACTTATAACATCAGCTCTGCTACGGTACTGGTAGTCACGATTCCATCCAATCCTTTTA